ACGGGGGCGTCGAAGCGCGTGTCTTGACGAATCTCTCGTTCTACTTCGGCGAGCACTACGTCAAGCAGACGCCGACGACACTGATCCAGGATCAGCTCTCCGCAAACAAACTGCATCTCGTCTTCAACCTCGTCAAGAAGCACGTCCGCCGCAAGCTCGGACGGCTCTCGTCGGTTGGGATGCGCTTCGGCGCGTCTCCGGACAAGAAAGATCCGCGGTCAGACGCGCAAGCGGAAATCGTCGACAAGCTCATCCTGGCGCTCGACGACAAGGTCTCGCAACCGATGCGGACCTGGGAGATCGCCTTCTGGCTCCTGATCGGCGGCACGGCGGTCGAACACGTCCCCTGGGTCCCCGACTCGTCTACGGAACCGCTTCCGCGTCGCGACCCGGAGACCGGCGAGTTCATCTGGACCGACAACCTCACGGGCCAGACGCTCCTCGATGCACAGGTCCAACTCCTCATCGAGATGCAAGGACGCGCCCCGGAGTCGTTCTCAATGGAAGAGGACCTCCGGTCGGTGGGCGACGTGGGATCGATCATCCACGGCCCCTTGAACGTCTTCGTGGATGCGAGTGTCCGGGACGTGGCGTCACTGTCACCGGGCCAGCGGATCCACATCGCGGAAGTGAAGACCGTGGACTGGATCCGCGACGTGTTCGGATCGGACGCCGGGGATCGGGCGGTCGGATCCGATCTCTCGATTGTGAAGACACAACTCCGGCAACTGGGGCCGAGTGTCTCGGGTACGTCGATCACGGATCTCATTCCGGCCATCCAGGGCTCGAAGGGCGCGAACGATCCGGACATGGCCGTCGTGGTGACGAGCTACGCGCCCCCGTCGGAGGAGTACCCGTCAGGCCACGAATCGTTCTTCGTCCCGGACCGCGTCCTCCTCGACGACCGTCCGAATCCGTACGAAGAGATTCCGATCGTGGACTACCACTACGATCCGTCCTCGACGTCGTTCTGGTCCTCGGACTTCGTGACCGACCTCGTCCCGGCGAACAAGTTCCTCAACAAGCGGATGTCGCAACTCGGCGAGCAGGCGAACGCCTCCATCTACGATCTCCTCCTCCTCGGCCCGGAGGTTTCGCGTGAGGACATGGTGTCCGACGCCCCGGGGTATGTGGAGAACGGAATTGCGGAGGACGGGAAGCTCATGGTGGCCCGTCTCCCGGGCCCCTCGTTGCCGGGCTGGTTCCTCGACTCGATTCGGCTCGTGATTGAGTTCCTCGACACGGCGGGCGGATCCGATCTGTTTTCCGAGAAGAACTTTCCGGGGCAGCTCCGGGGGTCCTTGGCGGTCTCGATGCTGCAGGAGATCCTCGACTCGGAGGACGGGCCCTTGTACGCGCACATGGGCGACCGGTCGTCACGGGTCAAGCAGATGCGGATCAACCGGGTGAAGCAGTTCTACCCGCCGGTCCGCACGCTGAACTACGCGGGCCGGTCGCTGCGTGACGAGACGATGGTGCTTCACACCTCGAAGGTCTTGCGGGCGGGGACCGAGTTCAACATCGGCGTCGACCGCCGGTCGCTGCTTCCGGAACTGAGCGCTCTCCGTGAGGCGCGTGTCCGCGAGCGGCTCTCGTCCCCGCTCTCGATTCTGTACATCGATCCCCGCACGGGCACCCTGGATCCGTCCAAGATTGCGGAAGACCTCCAAGGGCACGATCTCGAGCGCGAGTCGAAGGAATCACAGGGGCGCAAACTGGCGAAGGATATCGTCGGGCGTCTCTGGCGCGGCGAGACGGTCGAGGCCCCGATGCCGTTCTATCCGCACCGGGTCTTCATGGACGAGTTGGAGACGGCCATGTTGACGACGGAGTTCCTCTCGGCGTCTCCGGTCATCCGGAACGCCTTCATCAGCCAGTGGAACGCGCACCGCGAGGTCTTGCAGCAGACGGCGGAGCGGGTCCAGCAGGCGGCCGAAGCGCAGCAGGTCAAGGCCGCGGTCGCACAAGCCACGCAGCAAGTCGCCGCGAAGACGGCCGCGATCACGGTCGAGGAATCCCGGGATCAGATCCAGGCCAGTCAAGCGGCAGCCCCGACACCCGGGCGTCCACAGGGTCCGTCTACCGTGGACGGCGGCCCTGGCGCCCTGGCCTCTGCCGCCCTACGCGGTCCTCGCCCGGTCCTGTAGCGTCCCCCCCGTCACATGCCGTAACCGCGTCACAGGCCATCCTCGTCTCTGTGTCACACGTCCCCGTCTCTGTGTCACATGCCGTAACCGCTTGACCCCGTGTCTCGGGGTATGTAAGCCTGACGGACAGGCGAGCACTTCGGCAGACACCAGACGACATCGTCGGACAGGAGTTCCATGTCTATTGGCACAGTTGACGTAGACAGCGGTGGTGAGGCGGGCGGTCTCGGCGAGGGGGCCAGTGTTGGGGGGAGTGGGGCTGCTTCCAGCGCTGGCGCTCCGAGTCCGATTGACCTAACCAACGACTCCCTCCTCCGGGTGCCGGGATCGAAAGACCCGATCAGCTACAAGGACTTCGCGGCCGGCCACGTCTCGAAGGCCGACTTCGACAAGCTCCAGAAGCAGATCGGATCCTTCCGCAAGGCCGAGGAGCTCATCGCGGACGCGAAGCGGATCGACCAGCAGCGTCTCGCCCAGCGACAGCAGCAGTCACAACGACAGCAGCCGCCCGGGGCCCCGGTGGACCCCTACGCGAGTATCCGGGGCACGCCGTTCGTCAGCGGAGACGCGGCGGTCGGTCTCGCGGAGCAGTTCGCCAAGCAGATGCAGGAGGGCAACATCGCCCCGATGCAGCAGTGGATCCTCGCGGCCAACAAGCTCATCGCGGATCAGCAGACGCAACTTAAGTCACTCGACGGCCGGATGAAACCGTTCGAGACGGAGCGGTCGTCTGACGCGCAGAATACGCAGATCAACGCCCTGGCGACGAACGCCTTGAAGTCGGCGGGCGTGGACCTCTCGAACGAGTCACTCCGGGACGTCGCGGAACCGCTCATGGAGTTCGCGAACAATTTCTACTTTGCCTGGGAACCGGCACCGGGACAGAGTCGCGAGGCGTTCGACGCGGAGTATGGCGACCGGTTCGCCGACTCGTTCAACACGCTCAGCAAGGCTGTCCGGGCCGTCGATCGGGCCCAAGCCTCGGCGGCGCGTGTGGCAAAGATTCCGAAGCGCGGCGGTGGGGCGACACCGACGGGTGAAGGGAAGCAGCGTTTTCTTTCGGCGCGTGAGCGTGCCCGTCTCTGGCACGGCGCCCGGGCGGCAGAAGCGACGTAGCGATTCCGAACGAACCTGACACCGAGGAGATCCAGATGGCGGCTACCACAGACGTGACCGAGATGTTCAAGTACACGTACGCGAAGCAGCAGTTGTCCTACATCGCGTCCGAGGAGATCGTCCTCTGGAACATTATCTCCAAGCGCAAGGCGCCGGTCGGCGGTCGTGGGCAGTGGATCCTGCCCTTCCAGACGCGCAACACGGGCGTCTTCCGCGGCCATGCCGAAGGCGGCGCGCTGACGACCACGCGGGCGCAACCGTCCACCATCGAGGCCACCTTCGCGCTCCAGGAGTTCCACGGCATCTACGATGTCTCCTGGAAGGCGATGCAGGACGCCTCGAAGGACGAGTACGCGATGGAGCGCATGGGCGAATTCCTCGACCAGTCGATGCGTCGTCGGGTCTTCCGGCTCCTGAACGCCGAGCTGCTGGGCTTCGGCAAGGGCGAGTTGGGGATTCTCCCGGCGACCGACGATGAGGCCACGGTCACCGTGCGGGCGTTGCCGCTGGTGGACGAGGGCATGGTGGTCGACGTCATGGACGTCTCCGACGACAACACGAAGCTGGGCAACTCCCTGACGGTCACCGCCATTGACGTCAAGAACCGCACCGTGACGCTCTCCGGAGCGCCTTCGGGCACGGCGGCTGGCGACTACCTCACGTCCGAGGATTCAGTGTCGTCGTCAGGCGGATCGCTCCACATGCTGGGCGTCCTGGCCTGGATCGACGACGCGAATCCGGATTCGGTCGTCGGGAACATCGGCGGCGTGAACCGGTCCACGGCCGGCCGCGAGTTCTTCGAAGCGAACGTCCTCGACAACTCAGGCAACGGCAACCGGCCGCTCACCGAGGACTTGATGCTCCAGGGCCTCGACTTGGTCCGCGAGCGGGGTTC